ATCCAGCTTGTCGTCTTCTTTGTCTTTCTTCATCCAGTGCCGATTCAGAAGGGCTACCACAATGGCAGAAAACCCGCTCGAACCCAGCACGATGCCGATGATCTTGAAAATGGGTTCCATTACACCATCCCCTCTGTCGTCCCGGTTGCGTTCACTTTGCGCTGTAAGGCAGAGTATCCGCCGCCGGTGGGAATGTCAGGTTTCTCTTCCGGAGCCGCTACGGGCGCATTTCCTGGGTCTTGCACACCCTGCATAGCCTGCTGCGCCTGCATCTGTGCCGCCTCCTGCTGCTTCATCTCCTGTACCAGTTCGCGTCTGGCAGGAATGTAGCCGTCCGGGATTCGCTCCAGATACTGTGTGGTGCTGATTCGTCCCATTTTGAGCAGGTTGTCCAGCGTCTGGATGGAAGCGATCTCCGAGTAGTAGGAGCTTGCGCCCACGTCAAGCCGCATTGCCATGGGAATCTTTTTCAGCATAGAGAAGTCGAATGGCAGCGGGACTTCGGGTGGTGGTTGCTGTCCAACGAACTGAAACGCCTGCTCCACCTGCTGTGGGGTATCCACGTCAACGAAACGATTTCCGTAGTAGGCACCCATGAAGTCGATATAGATGCGGTACAAGTCCTCAATGCTCTTGTAAAGGTTCTGCTTTGTCAGCTCAGAGGGCGTGGAAGCCGCTCTCTGCAAGGCGATGATTGCCGACGTATTGTCCGGTCTGGTATCACCCAGCGCCACGGACGTCGCACCCAAACTTTCCTCTGTCTGATTTACTGCCAGTTCGATGAATTGGGAAATCTGGGGGGAAATGGTCGCCGGGTCGATGATTCGCGCCACGTTGTTCACGTCGCCACCGTTGATGCCAATGGCCGCCCCGATGCGGTTGTCCCACTTTGAGACCCGCGTCTTGTCGTAGACGATCTTCGGGAACGCTGTTGTCATCAGGGACAGCATGGACATGGCGTAGGTCTTGTTGATAAAAATCTGGTTTGGAATCAGGCCGGTAATCATGGCCTGCCCGTGGTAGCAGTCCTGCACATAGTCCCAGTTCAGCCAGGTAATGGGATATCGGGACAGCTTCAAGTCCCACGCTTCCCGCACCAGAGAAGTCCTGGTACTCTCACAGCCCCAGATGTGCCCCGTCTCCTCATCTCGCCACAGCAGCAGAAGCACTGTCACTTTGTCGTCGGTCTGCTTTACGTCGTCCAGGTAGGCGTCAGAGCTGTCCGGCTGAATCAGGCCCCACGTTTCAATGCCGTTGGCTTTGGCCTTGCGTTTTGTGTGGCCCACGATCTCTCGCTTGGAAATCAGGATATAGGGCTGATTCTGAACAAGCCGGTCATTTGGGTTCCCGAAAAAGACCTGTGTGTTTTCCAGAATTTCCGTGACGATCTTCCCCTTGGCCTGCTGGCCCGTCTCTGCGTCCGGGTCCCAATAGGTGTAAGTACACCCATCCCCATCCACAGCGGCGTTTCTCGCGTACTCTCGCATGAGGGAAGAGATATTCAGATGCTCGGTCAGGCTGTCCAACTCTTCGTTGACGATTCGGACCGGTGTCGCAAGTTCTTCCGTGGCAGGGGTAGCCGCCAGCGGGGTTGCATTGACCTTGATGTTGTCCGACGTGATAGAGGCCACTGTGAACAGCGCCACGCGCTTGAGAATGTTGAACACAGGGGTAGGCAAGCCATTTGAGATAACACCTTCCCACTGCTTGCCGATGAAGAAGTTTTCATTCACGCGGACGGTCTCATTGAGGTTAATATTGCTGTTGAAGAGCATCCCACGCTCATACATCTTCCACACAGCGTCCGGGGTCAAAGTGATTCCCTTGGCACCGAATAGGTCAAGCCCCGCTGTGTTCGGGGTCTCAGTCTTCGCTTTCTTCAAAGTTCTTCACCGCCTCCCGTGCTACCCCCATGTCGTAAGACATAATGTTGTTGATGCCGCTGAGCATCCGCTCTTCTCGCTGGTCCAGCGCCTTGCGGTCTTCCATGTACTCTTCCAGCTTTTCCAGGTCGAGAACGAGCTTGTTCACAAGTTCAACATTTCCGTCAACATCCGCTGTAAGAGAACGAAGCCGCCGGAAAAGCTCGTCTATTTTCTCGTCCGCTTTGGACTTAAAAAGAGACAAAACAGCCACTTTGTCGGTTAGCTTACCGATCATCAGTTCCAACTGTCTGATTTTCAGCTCAAGCAGCTTCTTCAAATTCAGAGTGGTTGCCATGAAAGCAAAGAACACGACCAGTAAGCAGACGTAATACAGCTCCATTGTTTCCTCCTTATCCAGCGCCGAGATACCCGGCAGTCACTTCCCCGCCGGTCATGTATCCTGCGTAGTCTTCCGGCGCATCATCCTCTTCGTCGTCCCAGAAGACAGGCTCCTTCTCTTGAATGGCTTCTGCCGGTAACACACGACTTACGCAGTAGTAGCGCACACCATCGACCGTGTGGGTCACCTCGTGTGGGTCTTTGGCGCAGTCGTTCGGGTTCTTTTCATCCGCCTGAATGTCCTGAATATCCCCGACAGCGCCCTTGCAGGTGTCGAAGAACAGCAGCCCAGGCAACTTGTCAGGGACAGTGCCATCATTCCGACGGAACATGGCCTGCACATGTGGGTCACGCAGAGGATAGGGAGCCATCGCTTCCTTCATCATCATGTGGCCCTGGACGCGGTTGTTATCCGCTTTGATAAGACCCACCTGGTTCAGCATGAACACCTCCGCCATGGTCTTGCCGGTGTCCTTCTGCCTGCTCCACATATCCGGCGGCGCATAGGTGGCCGCGATATGCTCACCCGGAAGGGTCAGCTCATGTATTTTGTCCGCCGCTTCCTTGACGATCAGGCCCTTATGGGTGAACTCCCGGTAGCACCAGGAGCGTCCATCCTCATCCACCGCCCACCAGTAACACGCGAACATGTCAAGGCCGTAGTCAAAACTCCGGTATCTCTGCCAATGGTCTGGAATCTTGAAGGGCTTCACCACATGAGTAGCAACGGAAAACTCCGGGAAGTAGTTGCCGCCGATTGCGTTCCAATCGCCATAGCGGTAAGCCTTTCGCTTGTCTTCCGGCATATTTGCCAACATCCGCACATAGCCAGGGGAAGAAGCCATCAGGTGATAGTTGTCTTCAACTGTGGCGGGAATGAAACTATAATCATCCGGGTTCTCATTCTCTTCCGGGTTGTCCGAGTTGAGCTTGAAGTCCCTGTCGATGAAGAGCCGCTTCACCCATCTGTGACCGACACCGCCGGGGTTACAAGTCAGGTACATCCGCTTTGGGAACTCATTGACGCCACGAAGACAGCCGCCCAGGAAGTTGAACGCTCTCTCAGAAAACTGCGTTGCCTCGTCAATGAAGATCCAGTCGTATTCCAGACCGTTGTATTCGTCCTCAGAAGCATCTCCGGCCCAGTGGCCGAACTTGATGGTCGAGCCGTTGTGGAAGGTCATAAGGTGCGTTGTGGCGTTGTAAGAAGCCGCCTCACGCGGTACCATCTTTACGATGGGGCGGATATGGTTTTCTTCTACAATTTTGTTATCGCAAAGGCTTTTTATCCTCTGCTTCTAGCCCTTTCGGGTAGTTCGGCATATCTCTCTCCCCCTCTGGGGACCCGCTCTCGTGGGTGTGTCACCTGTTCTAGGCTCTCACCTATGCTCTGCGGCTGGACGGCATCCCTGCCGGCCTTCACCTCTGATTAGCCTGTCTGTAAATCGTTTGCGTAGATTGGCGTCGCAGCTAATCCACTGGCAATTCTCCGGGCAGTAATCACCATCCGGGTCAATGCGGTCAATAGAAAGAATCTCCTTGTGTGGAGTGTCCTTCGGTTGCTCGTAGTACCCATGTTCATAAGCCCATGCTCGAAACGCAGCGTAATCGTCTTTCCACTCGTCACAGACCTTGATTCCCTTCATGGAGTAGTTCTTTCTGTGCTGTGCCTTGTTGTAGTAACAGCGTTGCTTCATGGCGTACCAGATCGTATAAAGTCGTTCCTTCTTGGAGTAGCCGTGCTTCGTGTTTCGTTCCCTAGTACACTCAGCTTTCAAGCACCCGCAAGAACGTGTCTTCCCTTTCACAAGGTCAGTACCGACTACCAGCGTCGTCATGCCGCAATCGCAGGAACACAGCCACTTACCAACAGCCTTTCTCTTCCCGTTTGGAAGGGTCTTGTGCTGCAACTGATACTCAATGACGGTCAAGCGCCCGAAGCGCTGGCCTGTCAGCTCGTGTCTACGCATATATGAACCCCCTCTGGCGTTATTTACAGATTTAGCTTCCCAGCTTTTTAGCAGGTTTCTAACGTGTATTCCTACACGCCGGAGCAAGAAGTTTACTCAGGATAAGTGCGACGCATAATCAGAATCCTGATTCCCGGATTCGTAAAAGCGCCTCCGACAGCTTTGATTCTGACGCTGTGTGTTTTGCCACCGCCCTTAGCACCGCCGTAAGCTGTATAGGTTGTTCTCGATAGGTAAAACAACCTCTGCTTTGCGTTAGCCTCTCCAGGGTCCCAGACGATCTCTTTCTTCCCCTGCCCCCGGTACATTCTTCTCTTTGCCACGAACTCACCCCATTTCAGGCAACAAAAAAGGGCCAGCCACCTAGAAATTTCTTTCTAGGTAACTGACCCCATTCGGCCCATCCTACCCACCACTTAGAGTAGGGTTATTCACTTCTCTGTGGTGCAAACAACCTTTCTGTGTGTCTGCACCACCTTGACACTGTTGTTCTTTCCTGGAATGACCTCTACCCGGTCTCCCCTGGAAAGTGCTGCCTCAATGGCAGCGATCACCTTTGCATTGAGAGAAACCAAGTAGAGCATCCCCTTTCTTCTTTGGCGCGAGGAGGAGGATTTGAACCCCCACAGGCCTTGGCCCCTAGCGCATTTCAAGTGCGCCCTCTTCAACCAGCCTTGAGTATCCCCGCATATAAATGCCCTACCAGAATTGTACTGGCGCTCTTGTCCCAAAGAGAGCTGCTCTTTACGGGCCGCAGCTTATCACATAGGAGGGCGGTAGAAACCAATGAAAAGACCGCACCGAAAGGAGCCAAACTCTAGGTCATGCCCTAAAGCCCAGCATAAGCCCGTCTTTCCGGGCTGTCAGCCCGCTTCTGGTCGTGGCATGGCCTTGTACCTGCTATCCAAGAGTGTGCCCAAACCGAATAGCAAACCACGCTCGCATATCGCAGACAACTGAAAAACAGAGATAAGAATGGAAGCGAATTTCACTTCCTTTCCGTTCTGTATTTCTGCCAACTCCGTCGAGTTGGCACTTGGTACCCAGCAGAGGAATTGAACCCCTAAACACAACATGCCATATCGTGTCCGTAACCTTACACTAGGTATAGTTGTTTATAATCTGTATATGTGTCGAGTGCCCTGTTCTATATTTCAGAATGGCTTTTCTGAAATGGTACCCCCCGTTTTTCTGGTGTATGGTTTTCGTGAGAGGTATGTTTGGAGGGTTGCTCTCAAGAGTGTGTGTAGTCTATACAGGGGCCGGCCGCCAGAGGAGCGCCCTTTTTCCGCCACACCCTCACTGTTTGGTAGGGGGGTGGTAGGGGTACCCCCCTATATAGTAGGCACGCACACGCCCGCGCCCCGCGCGGGGCCACGCGCCCCCCCGGCCCCCACCCCCCCAGGCCCAGGCCCGTGCCCGTGCTGGTGGTGGTGTGCTCGCTGTGCTGGTGTGTGATAGCCTGTCAAATCCCTGTCAGACAGGGCAGAAATCCTTATATATCAATGGGTTGTCCATGCCATAATAGCAGAGAAGCGCAGATACATATATATAATAGTGTATCTACGCTTACTACTTAAACGCATCCGCGCCACCCACACCCTGAATCTTTAGAGTAATGGTTGCGCCCTGATCTCCTGTATTAATTGGGCTATCGGTGTAGCCGCCGTTTTTGGTTTGTTTGAGTTGGAATATTGCAGCCGTGCCGGCTTTGGGATCGTGCTCAAGCATGGTAAGCAAGCGATGCTCCCGGAATTGCTGCAACCTTTTTAGTGGTGCATCGTATCCGTGATATGTGTCCCCCTTCTCCCCTCCCCGCCCATACCTTTCCAGCGTCGTGGGGCTTACCTGGAGGAATTTACACAACTCAAAATCAGTGGGGATAAGCTCTTCTTTTTGGCACTTTTCAATAAATTGTGTAATGAAAAGGTCCAATTTTTGTGGAGAATCAATCTTTTTCTTGTTTGCCATTGATTTCATCTCCTTGCTTAAAATGTTTTATATATTTGAAAGTATACAAATCTTAATCCTGCTTTGGTAAGTCAAGTATACCATACGTTATCAAAATAATCAAGAGAAATACGAAAAGTATTATTAGAGAATTTAATGGAAAGGGCCTGTTACCATCAGGGAATTTGATGGGTTGAAACAGGCCCTTTTCTATACTCTCTTATATATACTTATATGCTCTCTGTGCCCTCTGGTGTGGGCTGTGCGGCGTCCTGGTGCTGTGCCATGAAATCATCTACTGCTGCCCGGAAAACAGCGTTGGGCGTGGTTCCTGCGGCTTTGCAGGCCGCCTTGAATTCGTCCGCTGCATCCCGCCTCATTTTACAGCCTAATACCGTGGTGGCTTTGGCTATGTATTTGTTGTTTGCCCGTCGCTGGGCATCCGTAAGCGTCATTGGTTCACCCCCTAGATTCAGTATTTATATTGTAGCACACCCCGTCAAGGTTTAACCATGTACAAATTGCCTAAATACATGGTTTAACCTTTGTCTATTCCGTCTATTGCAATCCATGGTTAAACCATGTATTATATAGCCATCAAAGGGAAACACCCAAACAACAGGAGGCACACACCATGAAAAAGATCATCGCTTGCATCTGCATCGCGCTCGCGGCCTTCGCCGCCGGCCACCTCACCACGATCTACACGCTGGAGATCGAGACAGACGGCGACGGCGACAGCGCCATTGTTACCAGCTTCGGGCAGGAGCACTTCTACGGCATCAACGGCTACGAGATCGGCTAACTCCATTCCGGGCCTGGGCGGTGTCCCGCAAAACGCCGCACCCCATAAATCTAAAAACAGATAGGAGATAACCATGAAATACTTTATCAATGTGAACACCCTCGCAGAGCTGAAAGCTCAATACCGCCGTTTGGCGATGAAGCACCACCCCGACAGAGGCGGAGACCTGGAGATCATGAAAGCTATCAATGCAGAACATGATGAGCTTTTCTCCATCCTCTCCAAAGCTCAGAACGACAAAGCAGCAGCAGACCCCACCGGACGCACCGCAGCCACCACTGAAACCCCGGAAGAGTTCCGGCAGATCATCGATCTGCTTCTGAAGCTGGACGGCCTGGAAGTTGAGCTTTGCGGCTCCTGGCTTTGGATTGGTGGCAACACCAAGGAACACAAAGACGCACTGAAAGCGGCTGGTTGCCGTTGGTGCTCCAAAAAGAAGTTGTGGAGTTGGCACCACCCCGAAGAGGGACAGCGTTACAGCAAGCATGGAAACAAAGACATGGGCTATATCCGCACTAAGTACGGCTCTCAGACGTTCGAGGCCGGAAAAGAGACCAGCAAGTACGCTAAGATCGGGGCGACCGCGTAAGCGGTCCCCCAGGAGGTAACAATGGGATACAAAGATTTGCTTCTCCGATTCGGAGAAATCCAAGAGCAGGCCGAGCGCAAGATTTACATTTATGTAAGAGCCCCCGAAACCCTAAAAACAGCGAAAGAAATCGCCTGGAGAGACTGCGATGCAGCAGCCAAAATTAAAGAGCTGGAAGCCATAACAGAAGCTTTGAAAGACTACCGCACAGCCCTAGCGAAACGATACGGAGAACTCGAAACGATGCCATACAAAGACGCGCTAAAGATCGAGCGTGTCCCACATTGGAAAAAACATATAGAGTATATCGTGACCATAACAAGGGTTTTCGAGGACGGAACCCAGAGAGAAGAGCTTCGAGAGATATACAAAGGAAAAGAACGTAAAGCAGCCCTCGGCAGATACGAAGGGCTTCGCAAGCAATTTCCCGGCATCGAATCGACCAAAATGATTGATAAGCGAAGTTGGGAGAAATAAGCCGAAACGCCCCTTCCGGGCGTCTGCCGGAAATAGCCTACCGGCACTGATGAGGCAGGCTAAACACAAGACCAGGAGGATGAATACCATGAAAACCTATTATTTCCCCGACAATGAACACTACGACGCTTTCTTCGGCGCTTTTACCCCTATCTGCGTAGACCTAGCCGAGTTGGAGCGCCTGGCCCGTGGCTGGGAGATTGATTTCGATGAGCTGTTAGACCAAGTACACGAAGCAAGAGGCGATGAGATCGCCGAGTACGGCGTTTGTGATAGCTGAAACATCCTTCAGGATGTCCGCCGGGATTGCAAAACCAAGCAATCCCTGGTAAGATTAAGAAAAACAGGAGGTTTTAACTATGAAGAAAACCAATGAGTTCTTCTCCAACATCGACCGTCTGCCGCTGGGCAAGCGAAACGCCTTGAGGGACGAGGCAAAGAATCAGTTCGGCCAGGTCGAGCACCCTAGCACCTACGCTCACTTCTTTAGTTGCCTGCCCGAAACTATCCCGGAAGAGTTAGAAAGCCGCTGCTATTTCGCAGCCTGCCTTCACTGCTTGTGGCCGGTTGGCACTACCAACCGCCTGCCGGTAGAAGAAATCCTATGGGATATAGCAAGGAAAGATGCACAGAAGCAGAAGAAACTGGAGCACGATTTGAAAATCCTGCTTGATTACCAGTGGGGAACCGGCGACATCCTGCCTGGTAAAATTTATCACCTGGCCAAGATTTTCAAAAATGAGGGCTATGCTATCGACTGCGCCGCTCTGCTGGACGATTTGATAAACTGGGACGACCTGAAACAAACCGTGCAGCTTAAATGGTCTCGCGCTGTTTACATGAAACCAGGCACAGACGGAATTTTATATTGCTGACGCCCCTAGACAAACAACGAAAGTTGTCGTATAATGCGCTTGTAATCCTTCGCAGGATTCAGCGCGACAATCCCCCTTCCCGGTTATCAGGACCGAGAGGGGGGATGCTTTTTGACAGAAATTTGACAGGCCGAAATAGGTTATTCTGGGTAAAAATAAGGCATTTTAAGGCACAGAAACAGCTCAAAAACAGCCCATAAATAGGCACAGAAAAACCCGCAAACCGTTGGTATTCAATGGCTTGCGGGTTTTCGGTTGTTCGGATTCAGAATTTCACCTAATCAAGACACGACGACATATTAAAACCCCTTATTTATCAACGCTTTCCGCGTTTTCTACATCATCTTGACAGAGAAATTGATTCAGCCTCTCCGTTGCCGCTTTCTTCTGCCGTTTCCTGATGTGCGTGTACACGTTCAGCGTGGTTTGGATATCCGCATGGCCAAGAAGATCTTGCATATCCTTCATCCCAACGCCAGCTTCATATAAAATCGTGGCGTAATAGTGCCGCAGCTGGTGAGATGTAACTGTTACCCTCCACCTATCCAATCCACGCAGTTTCTTTTTCCCCTCCTGCTGTTCTTTCTCTTCTGCCAACCCCGCAGAAATACACCACCGTTTCCACGCGCGGTGATACTCATTTGCTGTCATGTAGCCGTTTTTCCCCTTAAATATCATCCCGCTTTTGTTGCGTGGAAGCCGCCGTTTCAGCTGTTCCAACAGGGATATCTCCCGTTCTCCTGCATCCGTTTTCGGCGTTTTCACGCGCGGGATACCATTGATAAATTCAACGGAATGTTTCACACTGATCAGATTTTTCTCCCAGTCGAAATCTTCCCAGCGCAGGGCCAGCAGTTCAGCGCGGCGCATCCCAGTAAACGCCTGGAGCAGCGGAAACAGCCCGAATCCTTCACCACCAAATGCCGCCCGCACCTTATCCATTTGTTCGTCTTCCGGCGGCTCCCTGGTCCCTTTTGGCAGGTTTCCGGGCAGCCTTGCAGATCGCGCTGGGTTGTATTTAATCATACGCTTCAAAATAGCGTAATCAAAAATCCCGTTCATCACGTTCTTGCGCTTGGACACAGCACTAAACCCCAACCCCTTCGCCGCTGCGCTCTTTAAAAAGTCCATGATCTCATCAGCGTAAATGTCGCCAATGTTTCGCCCGGAAAACCAGTCCTTCGCTTCGCGCAAAGAGGGCATGTATCCGTGCTCTGTGTTCCAGCCGACCTTATCCACCTCTATCTTAAAATTGAGCCACTCATCCGCCACCGTCTCAAACAGCACGGCCTTCTCCTTGGCTTCCTCTTCGGCCCGGTTCCACTCAGCTATCTTCCGCCGTACTTCCTTCTGTGTTTTGCCGTAGAAGTATTTGGGTTTCGCCATCCCCGGCAGCTTCACTTGCTCCTGCCACCGTCCGTCCTTGCGTTTAATCATTGCATTTACCTCCTAGTTGTGATACACTAGAGGGGTATCCATACCAGATACAACCCCCATAGAACCGTCCGGGCCTGCGTCAACTCCTGGACGGTTCTTTCCTTTTGTCGATTAGCTCCCAAATTCTGCTAGTTTTTGTTGCCCTCTGGGTATATACTGGCCCCGGTGACTGTATCACAGCCTCCGCAGGAAGGGCCGCGTATAATGAAAGCAGAAATGGAGGGAACCATGAACAACATCGAAAGAGTGGCTGCCTTTATCGACAGCCGAGAAGAAGCAGAATCTATCCGTCTCCTACTCTCCCATACTTTTAAGCCACGCTTCTATAAGCTGGACAAGGGCTATCAGCATATCGGCCTGGTTGTCGGTGAGGTCCTCGCCGGGCTTGATAATCCCCCTGCTAACAAGTAAATCCTCTAACCACTCCCTTGTGCTTTTAACAGGCGCAGGGGAGTTTTCTTCTTCTATCCCTATCAGTTCGTTCGGGTCCATATCCAACGCAGCAGAGAGGGCCTTTAACCGTGTTATAGGGATGTTCTTGATTGCGCCCGTCTCATAGCGTTGCAGCGTGGAGCGGCTCATTCCGGTTACATCCGCGAGATCGGCGTAGGAGTAACCGAGCTGTTTTCTCCTATACGCTAGTTTTTTCGCAATTTCATTGTAATCTAGTTCTTTCATAGTTTCACCTCTTTGCGTACATTATACACCATCCGATTTATCCACGCAACATTTTTTTCAAAAAAGTTGCGCAAATGGGTTGACATATCCTGGACCAGGGTGTATTATAAAATCATCCCAGGTACGCAACACCAATCAGGGAGTGAACCTTGAAAACTGAATGTAAAAAGTTTTCTCAGAAAGCGAGGTGAAAGTATGAACGCCAATCTTATTCGTGGGAAAATCGCAGAACGCGGTCTCACTCAGCAAAAACTTGCTGAGAAAACCGGTATTTCTGAGAACTCCCTCTCAAGAAAGCTCTCAGGAAAGCGTGATTTCCGCCTGGAAGAGGTAAAAAGAATCTGCGCCATTCTTGGCATAGAGAATCCGTCCCCTTATTTTTTTACCTGATTTGTCCCAAATAAGCAACAATAGGTACAAATGGGTAAGAATAAGAAAGAATAGGAAAGCCGCCCAGGTTTCCCTAGACGGCCTCCTACGGTGGTTATTCGGTTGGTGGGTGACAGCGGCTACAAGGCGTGTAACCGTCCTCTACGGCCTCTGAGAGCGTTGTCTCGATCTTGCTTTGTCTCAGGTAAGAGCAACTCTCTCTGTGGTACTTCTCGCCGGTTCGTGTGACGTAAACGATGATCTCATCACTGGCACTTGATGAGGTCTCGGTTTCGTCCAGGTCTCCGGCGGAGCAGGTGTCCTGCGCGTTGGTGTCGTAGCTCGGTTCTGGTTCCGGCTCTGGTTCCTGTTCCTGCGCCGGTTCCGCATCTTCTTCCTCTGCTTGTTTCTTTTCCGCTTCTAGCCTTTTGGCGGTTTCGGCAGCTTGCTTTTCAAGTTTATCTCGCGCTTCCTCTAACGCCGAGATAGAAGCATCTTGCCTATCATTCGTCTTTTGCTGTTCTTCGTCGGAATTGCACAAGTAGATAACACCAACAATCACAAGCGCGAGAACAAAGTAGTACCAATTATCAAGAAACCATCTTAGTTTCTTCTTTGGTTCAACCGACTTGTTTTCGTCTTCCATCCCTATCCACCCCCTTCCTGAACCAATGATACCAGGTTCAGGGCCGACATGCAAGAAAGGAGGGCCAAAATGCCCAGAGAGTTACCCGGCTTCCGGGACCAGTTGGAGGACATTCTGTCCTTCAGCAACGGGAACAGAATCTTGACAAAAGAGGAAGTCCAAATCTACACCGGTAAAAGTAGAAACTGGTGTGAGAAATATCTCGCTGTTGGAAAAGGCGGCATCACCGCCCAGGTCCTTGCCAGAAAGTTGGTGAGCTTATGAGCGATTCCGGACACACCACCCGAAAACCTGGGCGAAATCAGCGCTGGGACGTGAACGCGATCCGCTGGAACGCTGTTGCAGGTACCGACCGCAAACACACCAAGGGCTGTGAGGGATGCCGGTATCACGACTATTACGGGGATTGTATCTACATCCTCGTAGAGGGCCACCGAAGAGGCGTCCCCATGAAGCCAGGCGGCGGATGCAGCAAGAAGAGCGTGGGCAGAGCCAAGTCCGGCAAGTTCATCCTTACCGACACGCAGAAGCAGATCGCTAAAGTCTCCAAGGCTTGGGACTTCGACACAGAGAAAGCCGCCCAGTTTTATGAACTCGGCGACAGTGATACAGCGATTGCCAACAAACTGAAGTGTCGCAAGCAATCTATCCTGGACTGGCGCAAGGCTACCGGGCGCGTGTCCAACTACATCCGCCGTCGGGAGGGCAAGCTATGATTTATCGCATCCGACACGTCCGTCTGAACGACGACGGACACGTCTGTTGGGAAGACCACCGGCGGACAGAGTACAAATCTGACCAGAAGACCTTACTGGGTCAGATCATCACGCGAAAAATCAGAGGCGGAGAGATTCGGACTTACCGGGTCGAAGCTGCCAAGTTAGAACCAAAGGAGATGCTGAAATGAACGCAGTACAGGCTATCAAAGCTAAGCACGACCTGGACGCTCTGCTCAGAGCCATCGCCCCCCGTATGGAGGAGAACGTCAAAGCCCGTCGTGCCAAGGAAGCCAGCCGTCACAAGCTCAACGCCGTCATGGCTAAAGCGGGGATTCCCCTGCGGGTGCTGTGATGACCCACGACCACCCCGTGTATCGGCGCTGTATCCGGTGTTCCAAGCATTGGAACGTGAGCGCCATCGAACCAGGCCCGGACGTGTATGTCTGTCCGAGCTGTGCCAATTTCTTTGAAAGGATGTTGAAGAAGTGAAGAAAACCGTGGAGATCACCCGCGAGATCATCCATGACTTCATCATGGACGAACCCAGCGACTTCGTGGATTTCTGCCAGAAGCTTTATGAGGCAGAGGTCTTAGCCTATCTGGACTACCGTCAGCAGGAGTTTGACGAGTGGATTGATAGCCGCATCAGAGGGGAGGGTTAAGCATGGGGATTCCCGTTCTGGTGTACGGAAAGTCCGGCAGTGGCAAGAGCCGCTCCCTGAAGAACTTCTCCCCCGATGAACTGGTTTTAATTAACCCCATCGGGAAGCCTCTTCCATTCCGCGGCAAGTTCAAGTGGACTTTGATTTCTGATAACTACTCAGAGATCAAGATGTGGTTGTCCAAGATGCCGGTAGATACCGCAGTCATTGACGATGCCGGTTACCTGCTCACCAACCACTTTATGAGAGGCCATAGTGGCCCCAAAGGTGGTGGGAACACGTTCGACCTGTTCAATGCCATTGCAGATGAGTTTTGGTCTTTGATGTCCTTCATTCAGTACCAGCTCCCTGCCAACAAGATCGTGTACATCATCATGCACGAGCAGGCCGACGATTATGGCAACACCAAACTCCGTACCATCGGCAAGCTCTTGGATGAAAAGGTTTGCATCGAGGGCATGGTAACCATCTGCCTGCACTGTCTAGCCGACAAAGACCACCACTACTTCCGCACCAACTCAGATGGCGGAGACATCTGCAAATCGCCCGAAGACCTCTTCCCCCTTGAAATCGAGAACGACCTCAAAGCGGTGGACACGGCTATCCGCGAGTATTGGGGCATCGCCCCGGAACCCGCCCAGGAGGCCCCCAATGGGCAGACCTGACAGCGGTGTGGCACGGTATATCTTTGCCAGCGCCACCGTGAGAGTGGGGTTCCCGGTAGACTTCCGGGGGAATGTATCCCTTAACTGCTACCAGTGCCCCTTCTATCAGCGCAACTATCGTTCTTGCGGACTGAACAAGAAGATTGTTGCCTATCCCGAACACTATGTAGGGGACGAGTGCCCCTTAGAAATCGAAAAGGAGACTGACGAACATGAAAAAATTTGATTGGAACAACATCACCGCAAAGGCCCCCGACGAGTTCAGCCTTCCCGAACCTGGCGGCTATATCGCCCAGATTACCGCTGTGGAGGACCGCGAAGACAAGGAATACATTCTCGTCGAGTGGGAGTTTGCTTCCGGTCAGTATAAGGGAGACAACGGTAAGACCTACTCTCGCGCTGGTTTCTGGCCTGCTCCTTACTACGCCAGCTACAAGGGGGACAATATCGCCTACTTCAAGCACTTCAAGAATGCTGTGGAATTCTCGAACCGTGGATATACATTCAACGAGGATAACATCCAGAGCCTGCGCGGGAAGTTCTTCGGTGTGATCGTGACCCAGGAGGAATACCAGAACAGCAAGGGTGAGATCAAGAACAGCCTCAAAGCAAAAAACTGCGTGTCCGTCCAGGACATTCAGACCGGCAACTTCAAGGTGCCCAAAAAGAAACTCTTCAGCGGTTCTACTCCTGCTTCTGCCCCTTCCTACGCTTCCCCTGCCCCGACCGCTGACCCCTTCACCAGTGCCAACCCCTTTCAGGATATGACGCAGGACAAGGAACCATTGCCCTTCTAAGGAGGTGTTTGTATGAGCGTGAGTATCAGGCAAAGAGAGGGCTTTATCGCTATGCCGAACGACCACCTCTTTGACAGTGAGTTATCCCTTGAAGCTAAAGGGCTTCTGAGCCTGTTCTACGAACTTTCTCAGAGCGGAATCCCGTTCAACGATGCAAGAGTATTCGATCTGTCCAACAGCAAGGCAGGTGAGTTTATCTCTGCTGTCATTGAGCTTAAAGATCATGGGTACATTGACTTTGATGTAAAACCAGAGGACTTCTTCGCAGAAGCAAGCCTTTGGATGAAGCGTCGGAGGGAATATCGTGAGTAATATCGTCCGAGTAGACAGAAACAAAAATTACACGGTGATGGGCAACTATCACTTGCGCGACAAGAACCTGTCGAACAAGGCGAGAGGCTTGTTGTCTACCGTCCTGTCTCTGCCCCCTGAGTGGGACTACACTGTTCGCGGCCTTGCAGCTATTTGCAAGGATGGAGTAGACAGCATTGCTTCTCAGCTCAAAGAGTTAGAACGATACGGCTATCTTACCAGAAGTCAGAGGCAGGAAACGGACGGGAAGTTCTCTGGAATGGAATATACGTTCCGAGAGCGGCCGTGTACGGGTTTCCAGTGTACGGTTAACCCCGCACAAATAAATACTGATAAAGTAAATACTGAATATATCCCCCCTATATCTTTAGATAAATCTAAAGATACCCCCCAGAGGGGGGAACCCACACCCAAGCGAGAGCGAAAGAGATTTACTCCTCCCAAGCTGGAAGAGGTCGAAGCTTACTGTCGGGAAAGAAACAACTCTGTCGATGCTTCCCGATTCCTGGACTACTACGAAGCAGTGGGCTGGAAGGTAGGCAAGCAGCCCATGAAGGACTGGAAGGCTGCCGTCCGAACTTGGGAACGCAGGGACGCAAGCAACGCCTCTTCCCAAGCAAAAAAAGATGAGGTTTACCGCGCCCCGGTCTGTGTCGGGTTCGATGAGGAAGGGAGAGGGATTTACAAGTGATGAACTCAGCCTATTCCTTGGAGGCTGAAAACTCTGTGCTGGGTTCCATTCTCCTGGACGCTTCGGTTTTTCCGGGCGTTCGGGAGGCCCTCACAGCAGAGGATTTCAGCAACACCGTAAACAAGGCTATTTACAAGGCCGCTGAGGGCCTTTTCAACGCAGGCAAGGTAGTTGACCCGGTAAGCATCAAAAGGGCCGCAGAAGCGATTCTAGGCGGGTCTGAGGACGTGAATCTGAATGACTACATGCTTCAGCTCCTAGAAATCACACCGACAGCTGCCAACGTAAGCGAATACGTCAAGTTGGCGCGAGACGCTTCCATGCGCCGTCAGCTCATCGAGATTGCCCGGAAGATCGAGATGTATGTAGAGAGCTACTCTCCGCCCAGAGAGGTGATAGCTTCCGCTCAGAAAGCCTTGCAGGGCATTGAAAGCAACGAGAGGAACCAGGAAACCATCAGTTTCTCCGATGCTCTGACTGACTTCCTGGTCCTTCAGGACGAGATTCAGACTGGTGTATGTTTATTCATAAAAACCGAATATAAATACATTGACAGAGTGCTGGGCGGTGGATTACTCAACAGCGGTTTCTACCTGCTGGCAGGCCGTCCGGGTATGGGTAAGACCACGCTGGGCTTGAACATCGTCCGTAAGGTAGCGAAGAAAGGCCTGCCGGTGTTGTTCGTCTCTCTGGAAATGTCCAAAGAACAGATCACGCAGAAGCTTCTAGCCCTGGAAACCGGCCTCTCCACGCAGGAGTTGGTCGGAAAGATGGACGCCCAGGCCGTGGACAGGGTGACGGAAGCAGCCACGCAGATACACGGCCTGCCGCTGACGCTGAACCGCAAGCCGGGTGCCACGGTGTCTGACATAGCGAATATGGCCCGTGCCGTGAAAGGTCTAGCCATGATTTGCGTGGACTACGTCGGTCTCATCGAGCCGGACAACAAGCAGGCCAAGCGCTATGAAGGGGTGTCCCAAGTCTCCCGTGACTTGAAGCAGTTGGCCTTGCGCCTGAATATCCCGATTCTCGGCCTGGCCCAGCTCAGCCGGGAAGTTACCGGACGAACAGATAAGCGTCCTGTAATCTCCGACCTGCGAGATTCCGGCGGTCTGGAGCAGGATGCGGACGGCATTATTCTACTGCATCGTCCAGACTACTACGACCCCGAATACAAGCACGACCCTGTGACCCCCGTTATCTTGGAGGCCACGATAGGCAAAAACCGACACGGCCCCACCGGTAAGGTAACACTGGACTACTACCTGACCAACGGTCGGATTTTATGAAGGAGGTACCATGCTATTTGTTATTCCCCTGCCCCCCGTGACCAAAAAGAACTCCCAGCGCATCATCAAGGTCAACGGACGGCCTATTATTATCCCATCGGCTAAGTATGTAACCTATGAGCGGGAAGCTATCAAGTGCTTGCAAGCCTATTTCGGCGGCAAAGAGCCGCCCAAGATCGACTACCCTTGTAACGTAAAGTGTGAGTTCTACATGCCCACCCGCCGCCGGGTAGACCTGAACAACCTGCTCGAAGCTGCAACGGACGTGCTGGTTCGCGCCGGTATCCTGGACGATGATAACAGCCAGATCGTGGCATCCCACGATGGAAGTCGGGTATTCTACGACAAGGAGAACCCCAGAACGGCGATAACCATCGAGCATTTTCGTGAACCCACGAAAAAGGAGGAAAACCAATGATCAAAATCGGAAAATGCGCCGATACGATAACAACATGGGCGGAGCTGAGGGATGCCGTCCATGCCGGTTCCAGTCCGCTTAAAGTCGGCGATGAAATCGAAATCGAGCTAAAAACCGGCGAACGTGTGACGCTCGTTTGCGAGTTGGTAAAAGATGGCCGCGCAACCTTTTTCACCAGGGACTTGCTGGAAGACACCCACGCCATGGACGAGGGGTGGATCACCGGATACAAAAAACACCTGAGTACTATGGATAGGTACCTGAAGAAACTGTTCCATATTCTGCCGGATGATTTGCAGGCCGTGATTTGCGATGGCAAGCTGCGGCTGTTGCGGGAACGGGAGGTTTTTGGAGAAAATTGCTATGGAAGACCGGAGGACTGTGAGCAATTACCGCGATACCGGAAGCCAAAAAACCGTGTGAAGTGGCTGAGTGGCGTTCCGTTTCCGTATTGGTTGGCGTCCCCGCGTGCAGGCACCTCCACGCCATTTTGCGCTGTGAGCAGCGACGGCAGCAGCAGCGCCACCGCCTCCGCCAGCACCAGCTTCGGCGTGTGCTTCGGCTTTGAAGTTTAATCTAAAATCTAACAATCGCGGGGCCTTGTGTCCCGTGTAGGAGGGAAACAAATGAACGAATTGAACCAATACGGAATTCTATCTGGGAACGAAATCCGACAGCGCATGTCCAAATGGGATATCATCATACACCCATATAACGATCAGCAGCTCGGCCCCAACAGCTACAATCTGCGTTTGATGGATCGGATGCTGGTGTACACAGAGGCGGTGTTGGACCCCAAACGAGACAACCGCACACGGGAGATCACCATCCCGCCGGAGGGCTACGTGTTGAAGCCCGGAAGGGTGTACATCGCGTCCACGGAGGAATGGACCGAGACCCGGAACTTGGTCCCCATGCTGGTTGGGCGCTCGTCCGTGGGGCGCTTGGGACTGGCTGTACACGTTACAGCGGGTTTTGGGGACATCGGGTTCCGGGGCCGTTGGACGCTGGAGCTGGCAGCCACCGAGCCGGTGCGTATCTACCCCGGTATGGAAATTTGCCAAATTTATTATCATACCATCGCGGGAGAAATCCTGGATGAATATAAAGGCAAGTACGTCGGACAAGAGGCGCCTACCCAGTCCCGGCTCTTCCAGGAAATGGGGGAAGACAATGGCTGAATACATCGAGCGAGAGGCCTTGTTAGAGGCTATCAGCAAAATTGGCGGAAGCCCTCTCAGCGAGTGGGACACTGTGGGAGTGATTAGCCTAGTTGCAAACCAGCCTGCCGCCGATGTGGCCCCGGTGCGGCGTGGGCATTGGGTGCGGGTTGGCGATGGGACAACATGCAGCGAGTGCCTAGCAGGGATGAAGCGGACCGATGGCATACAAACCGAGTGGGTAGATCTATCCATGATGCTATTTTGTCCAAAATGTGGTTCCAAGATGGACAAGGAGAAGAGCCATGCAAACTAAACCCACCATCGATCTAAAAAATGACAACTTCGGGGCCGTCTTAAACTGCGCGGTTCGATACAGCCTGGGCCGTCACACCTACATACCGGGGTTTGTTATGGGTTTCATCGGCCCGCTGTTGCCCTACGTCAGCGATAAGACACTGTGGTGTATGGAGCGAGATATCAAAAACTTCGTCGAGCCATACGCCAAGTGCCCGCCCAAATCCATCATCGACAAAATGGACATCGAGCAGTGGGAGCGATTCCTGCAAGCGGTCCAGCAAGCTATCGACGAAAGAACAGTTGGATGCCCCTCCCGGAACCGCCGGGGGTTGAATGACAACTAACGCGTAACCGTGTTGGAATCGACACGGTTAAACTGGCCGAAATCGACCAGTTTAGAAAGGAGAGCAAAATGAATATCCCGGATAAAATGAAATGCTGGGGAGATTTCCCGGCCATGGTAGGCTACGCTGCCTGCTATGAAGCCCTAGCAGAGGAGTGCATGGAGTTGGCTCACTGCGCCCTGAAACTCGCCAGAGTTTTGCGGGGAGATAACCCGGTTAAAGAGGACGGAACGATCTACCTGGATAAGTTGGACGAAGAATACACCGACGTTGTTTCCTGCGCTATCGCCCTTGAGCTGAAACCCAATGCGGATATTTCTGTTTGGAAGTGGGAACGGCACAAGAAGCGGCTGGAAGAAATGGAGGGGAAATAATGGAGTTGGAAATCAAGCCCTGCCCTAAGTGCGGGAATCAAAAGGTTTCTGTGAGGGGCATTTTCAGGGAAAGCGACTGGAAAGGGTGTGCTCGTGTTAAGTGCAAACAGTGTGGCTTTACTGGACCGTTCGCAGAAACCGCAGAGGAAGCAGTGAAGGTTTGGAATGTTTTGATCGTTGAGGTATTTGAAAGAATGAATCCTCATCACGAAAAGGAAGGAGACGCAATGAAGAAGCATGAACCCTGCCCCGTTTGTGGCAAAGCAAACATGGAGGTCAAACAAATGACCCTCTCCAAAGAAGAAATCATTCGTGGAGAGCGAAAGTTCCGCGCCGTGTGTCGGAAGTGCGGTTGGGCTGGCCCTGAACGCAGCAACCCGAACGATGCGTTGTGGTATTGGGACAAAACAATCAAGCAAATTCACGGAGAAAACGAGCCAAAGGAAAAACCGGCTAGAATACCGGAAAATGTGGCTTTGATCGAGCGTGTCATTGGAGGGCTGGATTGCTGTTTGATGGATAAGCCTTGCGAGGATTGTCCTTACAACGATGGGAACAGAGGAAGTACGGAGTGTATCAGCCACCTGCTTAAGCTGGCAACTAAGCTACTCTCTGACTACCGTGACGCAACCGTTCTGATGAACGCAGAGAAGAAGGACGCCACAAGAAAAAGCATCCTGGACGCCGCCGCAACCTGCGTCTGCAAAGAGAGAAACGACCAGTACGGGGAACCAGAAGATTGTTTCCAGGATATCGCCAACCTCTGGGCAGCTTACAAAGGAACCAACTTCGATCCCTTTGACGTGGCTATGATGATGTCCCTGTTAAAGGTGGCACGAGCCAAAGCAAACCCTCAGCACACAGATAACTACATCGACCTCTGCGGCTATGGAAGCATTGCCGGGGAGTTAGCAAACAAGGAGGAAAACGAATGAAAATCTTTATCTCTCAGCCCATGCGAGGCAAAACCGACGCCGAAATCCTGGCAGAACGGGAGCGAGCTATCAAGGTTGCTAAGGCCAAGTGGGGTGACGATGTGGAGGTCCTGGAGAGTTTCTTTCGGGGTGCTCCCGCCGAAGCAAAGCCGCTGTGGTTTCTGGGCGAGAGCCTGAAAGTCATGGCGGATGCGGGTGCTGTTATCGTATGCAAGGGGTGGAGCGAAGCAAGAGGATGCAAGGTGGAGATCGCCGCTGCAGAAGCGTACAAGTTGCCGGTTTTCTTTTTGATCGGCGATAAATTGCGCGGATACAACGAGTAACATGTGCAAAAAATACACAGGTTGGAAAGGGGAACCAATGGAAACATGTATGTGTAGGTGTCGTAAATGTGGCGGGAGTGTCATTCTGAAAGAAAGTGGCTATTCCGCTCTGTTTACGGAGCGACTGCATAGGGTGTTCTGGATGCAGTGTAAACGCTGTGGAAACTATGGCCCAGAAGGTACCGAAGCAGAAGCCTTTTATGGATGGATTGAAGAGAATAAGGAGGGCAACAATGATTGAGCTTGAAAACACTGAAGTAGTCGGCTGGGAAGCCGCTATCCGAGGGATGCGAAACCCCATGAACTCCTGGGAGCGGTCGGATAGCCAACCGTGCAAGAGCGGGGACGGATTCGAGGATTGCCGTGTGGGAGTTCATGGAAGTTGTCCACGCGGGGACGAGGACTACTTCAAAGAAGACATTTTCTGCGTCGGAAAGAATGACTTCGAGCTGATGCAGCGCCTCGCCAGGGCCGGAACGGATCACCGCAAGTTTATGCGCATGATCGTGGTGTATGTGGACGTGACTGCACCGCTGTACTGGTGGAAGGAGTTCAAAACGTATCGCGCTGGGAAAAGGTGGGGAGATGAAGAACCGGATGCGTTTGTTATCCCCTCTGATTACTTGGAGTACGACATTGAAATGAATTCCTGCTCCACGATGCACACGCTGGACAAGCGTGACCTAGAGTTGGAAGATTTCAGTATGGACAGCATCAAAGAAAATGATGTAGCAGTTCAACTTTTCTGCGATGTGATTGAAAGAATCAATGCGTTGCGTCGCTGGTATAAGGAAGGTGGAGAAAAATCTTACTGGAGGGAAATGATTCAGCTTCTCCCAAGCAGTTACAACCAGCGCCGAACCTTGATGCTGAACTACGAAGTTCTAGCTAACATTTACCGCGCCCGGCGCAATCACAAGCTCACCGAGTGGCGGGAGTTCTGCCGCTGGATCGAATCTCTCCCCTACTCCGAACTCATCACGGGAAAGGAGAAGTTGGATGACTGACGAACGAGTGAGACGGGAAAGACGCCGTGTTAAGCGTCTGGCTGCTGGACTGTGTGCGAAATGCGGGAAGTTCCCGCATAGACCGGGTGTCCAAACCTGTGTTTCTTGTTTTGAGAAGCAAAAGGAGCTGGACAGAAAAAAATACCTGAGAAAGACAGCAGAAAAGAAACTGGAAAGGAGAGAATCGGAAAGGCCGAACACCATCTGTATCGACTGCAAGCACGCAGTCCCCACAGCAGACGGCAAGTATGGCTGTGAGTGGTCACGGCACTTCCAGCCGGTCACCGGTTGGGTGGCTGTGCGGCGTGATCTGAAAGTACAGGGAGGAGCCGGGAAAGTCCATCTCTCCCTGTCGTACAAAGTGGAAAGCTGTCCAAAATTCATCGAAGGATAAAAGGAAGGGCCGCCCGGTGTGGGTGGCCCTTCTTGTTATTTGCCTGCGGCGATATTTTCAATTGCTTTCTGCTTGGCATGTGCCCAGTCTTTCTTCCACGGAGTTCCTCTTTGGCTGTTAATGTAGTCATAGTAAGCCGCTCTTTCGGCTTCCGTTGCATCGACAGCCATAAGTGCCCGGTAAATTTTAACGTAACTGTCTTTGCCGTTCGTCTCTACGGAAGAAGCAAAACTGGCTTGTTTCTCGGTAGATACCGCGTTATTCAAGGCAGTTTGTGCTTTTTCTTCTTTGGCTGTCTGTGCCCCTTGCGTTTTTGAAAAGTCAGACCAAGATGTTGTTACATTCTTGTCTTTGTAGGCGTTATACAGCTTCTCTTGCTCTACCGGGTCGCTGGTCTTGCCAACGATTCCCTTATAAAGCTCAGAGTTGCTGACATCACCGTTGCCGTTGGTATCAAATTCTTTCTTAGCGTTCAGAAGGGCTTGAATTTCTTGCGGGTTATCGTAACCAGCATTTTTGACTTTCTGATAGGAATCCGCTTTTACAGGATTCATCTTGAAGAACTTGATGGAATCGCTCAGATATCCTTTCTGGGAATCGTTCAAATCAGAACGCCCATTGATGTAGTCCTCTAGCATACCTTGTTTAACAACTTCATCGTCCGTACTGTCATCGTTTTCCAACGTACGCTTGTAGGCGTACACAGAAGCGAAGGCAGACGGGTCAAGGCCGACTTTCTCCTTACCGGCCTGTGCCGACTGAATCCACTTGGCTTCCTTCTCAGCTGGTTCCCCTGCTGCGATCTTTCCGATGCCATTGGCGTAGTCATACACTGTTTCAATGTACCGTGCCTTGTCGTCGTCGGACATGTTCTTGTAAGTATCTGTCTGCATAAACTGGGTGAGAATACGGTATGCCTCTTGCCCCTGTGTTTTCTGTCGTGCAGACCACTGGTCAGCCGTCATTTTCCCGCCCATGAAGTCAGCAGACTGTTTTACAGAACTGGGGAATACGTCAGTATACCCAGCGTCATAAAGCCGTTGCAATTCGTCCTCCATAGCGGAAGAGTTCCAGGTAGAGGAATAGCCAGGGGACAAGAAATTGTTAAAGAAACGTTGTAACGGAGTACCTGTTTCTTCCGTTCTGCCCCAAGCATCCAGGTAGTCGATCTGGTTATATTCCAGACCGGGAACCTTGTTCAGTGTCTTGCCAATCAATTTTTGCAAGGACTTGGGCAAGGGACTGTTGGGGTCATAGAAGGTGCTCTGTCTAGTGCTCTCCCCTGTCCGTTCGATCTGGCCGCCCAGAGTGGGAAGGAACTGGGTCAGGTAGTTTGTCAGGATGTTTGACACGATAGCGCCAAGGCCATTGTCGCTGAATTTGATGTTATCAATGGTGTCGTTCAGGGATTGCAGCATAGACATTTCCAGCATTGGGTCTGCGACGTTTTTCAGAACATCGAGGAACTGGAAGAAGTTCAGGCCCTCTCGCTGGTCATAAGCGTTTTTTAACTCCACGCCAACGAAGAACGGAAGCGCTTCCGGGGCCAACCAGTCCAGGGTATAGCTCTTGTCTCCGATCTGCAAGGCGTAGCTCTGAGCGCCGCGTAGGTCGTTGAAATCGTCCTGCTTGTCGTCGCCGGTACTGCCAGCAGAGATCAAGCCCTTCGCAAACATGAGGCCGCCCAAGGCCAGCAAACCAGTACCGGTCAGGCCAGCGGCAATGTTGTCAATGGCCTCCGCCGCCGTTTTGTTTCCGTTTCGCACCTGGGCCAAGTCGTAGGTCAAGCCCTTGGCAAGGCCGATGGGAGAATACTCCACACCGCGAACAAGGATGTTCGCGGGGGTCTTTTTGAAGGGAAGAACACCCTCGACCAAGTAGCTTGCAGCACGGTCTACGGCGTTGTTGCTGTGTTTTAGGCGGTTAGACCGTGTAACAAACTCGCTGAAAGCGTTTAAGTCACGATAGGTAGCTTTCTGGGCTTCCAGAATGGCGTACTCCTGGGCCTTATTCTTTGCCTCTAGAGAGATCGTGTCGTTCATATAGTCCACGGCACTGATTTTATTGGCTTTCAGGTACATGGCAAGAGATTCCGCATAAGCGGGGCGAGAAAACGCCATATCTTCCTTGTCGAGCAGCCAGGAGTTTGCGTCAGAGCCTTTTTGGAACAGCTTTCCAAGCGGTGAAGTGAATACTTGCTGGCTATCTCGAATGATGGATTGTGCCTCATCGTACTTGCCGCCGTTTTTAATAAGCTCCTCCACGTTGTTGAAGTCGTGCCAACCAGCCTGGAACAGAGCGCGATCTTCCTTGCTTGCTACGTTTAGGACAGATTTCGTCCTATCCTGCACGTTGAAAGCACCTTCCATCGTGGCAGCTATGGTATTCTTCATCATACGAACAGGCATAAAACCAAGGTTGCCAAGTACGTTTCTGCCATGCGTGCGAAGGTTTGCAAGCATCATGGTATATCGAATCGTATCGAACTTATCCTGCCAGGTCGCAGGCATTTTTCTGCCGATATCCTGGTAAATTTCTTTCCGAATGGCATCCCGTTCTTCCTGGGTTTCTGCGTCCAAAAAGCGCTGAACCAGTTCAGGGTCAAGCTCAATATCCTCGAATTTTGGAAGCCCGGTTTCCTTGTCCACCTTAGACCGTCTCCGTGCCTTTTCGTTCAGGTTTTCAACAGTCTTCGTGATGGAGTAGAGCTGCCCTTCCGGGGACATTTTATTGATAAGATTGAAACCCTGCAAAGCCTGTGCGGTGTCCTTTGCATAGTCGATCATTGTGTTGGCAATGTCAAGCGCTGCGATGGCGTCTCCTGCGTTCACTGCGTTGTTGTACAGGGTGATACCCATAGCGGTATTGAACTTACTGGAACTGCCGTTCTGCATAGCTCCCATCCAGTCTTCCTTCGCCCTCTGGAATCCTACGTTTTCAATCTTCTGCCGAACCTGCGCGGTGGCTTTTGCGTCGCTGTAAACCATTCTAGAAAACTCACCTCTGGCAAGAGCATCCTCCATCTTGGTTACAAAATCATTGGGCGTGATATTAGCGTTCATCAGTGTGGAAGCGGTCTTACTGGTCAGGCGACCATAGGGGTTCATGGTAGGAATTTCTTCTCTTGCTCTCCCTTGCTCTGCTTCCGTCTGCTGATAGGCGCTTTCATTGATTCTATGGAACTGGTAGCCAGGCGTGTTTTCCACCCAGGAAGCAAAGTCGCCAGCAAAATTTTTGGAAGCTGCACCCATTCCTTCCGGAAGGCTGTTTTCCTCGTTGACAGCTCCCTGATCCTGTGCTACACTATCCGTAGAAGACGGCGTAGCTGTGTCACTGGGGTTGCCTGAAAGGGTCCTGGCATTGATTGGCACAGTTGCGCCGTCTTCATCTGTCAACAGGACTTCATGCAGGTAGTAGCGGCCATAGTTAGGGCTTTCGTTTCCGTATTTGCGGACGATCACACCCATGTCATAGGTCTGCTCTCCAATCTGGATTTTTCCGCCGAAGGTCACGCTGTCCCAGCCTCGGCCCTTCCAGTTGGCTTGCTCGTCGATGACAACGCCGTTCTCTATCACGGCAGGGACAGCAGAGAAAGCAATCGCCTTATTCCGGCTCATGCCGTGCATAATAGAATCCTTTGCCCCGCGCTTGGTCAAGGCAATATCACCGAACCCAAGGCGGGTCACTTTGTTCCCGATGGAAGCAAAGAACTCTGCCACCTGGTCTCCGGTTCGTTTCAGACCAGGGGCGAACTCCGTTCCGGCCATGCGGGCAATGATACCGCCCTCATCAATGGCAGCCTTGTTTGCCCGAAGGGTGTCCAGCAGGCGGCCCGTCAGTTGTCCCTTTTCGCCCGGTTGCGTTTCAACTTGCGATTGAACTTGCGTATCCTGCGTTTGAGCTTGAGATTGAGGTTCAAATTGAGCCTGAGATTGAGCAAGTGTTTGTCCTTGTTCCCACTCTTGATAAAGCTGTTCTTCCGTGATTTCTCCAAGTTCCAAAGCAAGGCGGTTCTGCTCCTTATATGCCTCGAAGCTCCCGCGTTTCACAGCCCCAGGAATGGCTTCCTTTGCTGCGATATAGGCTTCGTTGGGCGGCACTTGGCTGTCTACCTTGTTGGCCGAGTAGCCAGCTTCGTTGGGAATGTAGCCCTTGGACAGCATCTCGTCAAGCACCAGCTCGACTTTCTTCGCAGTGGCATAGTTCTCTTGGCCTTGGTCGTTGATAATGGCGATCAGGGCCTTTTCCAGGTCTGCGCGAGAGATGCCCATGCGTTCCGCCTGCATCATGGCTTCGGACTTCGTAACAACGGTGCCTCTGCCCTTCTCGTTAAACTGTCCAGCTTTCGAGTATTCCACGTCCTGCAACAGCGCTTCCGCCGCCTGTGCGTAATACTGGTGCATCTGAGGGTAGTCCCACTGAAATGCTTTTACACTGGGCTTGGAAACGTCTCCGGCAGTTCTCTGGTCAATGTGCGCCGCCTCTTCTCCAAAGTTTCTGGAAAGCTGACCGGCGTCTTCGCGTTCTGCCTGCGCTTCCTGTGCCTGAATCTGCCGCTCTGCCTGCAAGAGAGTTTCTTGTTCTCGGAGTAAGTCGGGAACTTCTTCCTCTGTCGCGTTTGCGGCGCGTTCCTGCCAAGCTGCTTCTCTTTGTGCAAGAGCTTGTCTTGCATGCACAAGGCGTTCTCTTGCACTCTGCATCTGCGCTCTGGTGTCCTGGTTTGCCTGTGCTTGTTCCTGGGCCTGGGTACGCATTTGTTCCTGCGCCTGAGAAGCGCGAATCAAGGGATTCGCAGATTCCTGCGTAGGCTGTTCCTGAATGGGTCTGGGAGCCTCTTCGACCGTTGGGGTGGGTGTGGTGTCCTCGGTGGGGGAAGGGTCGTTGTAGGGCGTTCTCCCTGCGCCAATGGCGCTGCCGATCACGTGACCGCCTGCACCAAACGCGGCACCGGAGATCGCACCAATGGCAGCGTTTTCGGCCAAGTCAGAAAGGCTGAATTTCGCATTTGGGTCTCTGGCTGCTTTGTCCGCCAACCAATTCATGGTGTAGGAAGCGGATTCCTCTGTTGCTTCAATGCCTGCCTGCTTTGCTACCGCCTTGATAAAGTTGGTGCCACCGCCCCCCTTGACCAGCTTGAGCAAGCTGTCCATGGGAATTTTCTCGGTAAATGCTTCGATACCACCGGAGACAAGGCCACGGGCCAAAGCTTCTCCTGCACCTGTGCCATTCATTTGCAGTTCACCGGCTTTTTGACCGGCGGCCAGAGCGCCCATGCCGCCCAAGGAGATTGCCTGGCCTGCACCGGGAATGACATTGGCAGCCAAAAACGGAGCCATTTGCAGCATAGAAAGTCCGGCCTTGGTCATTAGCTTCCCGGCCCCGGTCTTTCTGGATGCAACCAGGTCTTGGGTCGCGTCCTGGCTTTCTTTCAGATTCATCATACCATCGCTGTACCAAGGCACAGGATCGTTGTGCTTGAACGCCTCGGAAGTCTCGCGCATTTTAGCTGCTTCCTGATTCAGCCGCTCTTTTTCTGCTTGGTCTGTGGTTTTGTTGGCCTTATGCTGGAGATAATCAGCGGTGTACTTCTGGGACTGATAAGTGGGGTCATTGCGGTTCTCAATGGCGTTTCTGGTAGCCTTTCTCGCTGTTTCTAGCAAGGTCTGGAAACCGCCGAGAAGTCCTTTCCCAACGGCAGTCCCCCACTTTTCGCTCTGCTCTCTGTCCCACTCCGTAGGGGTGTAGATGGTTCTTCCGTTGCCGTCGGTGTTGAGGCGTTCCGGCGCAACGTCCTTTTGTTTCTTCTCCCAGGCAAGAGCACGCTCTAAGTCGTAGCTGGCAGGGTTAAGGCGGACCGCTTTGCCATACTCAGCGGCATCATCCATGAGGCCCTTGTCGCCGGTTTCCTTGCCGTAGTTGTAGTAGGACTTAGCGACACGAAGATTTTTTCGTCCTGCGTCGGACATACCCGCATATTCATCCTGCTTTATTTCGGGCGTGATAAAACCAGCGCCGCTGTCACCGCCGGAATACCCGCTGTCTCGCCGGATACTCTCTGCACGGGCGTGGGCCTCTTCCTGCATCTGTTTGCCCTGTTCGGTGTATCCGCGCTCGATGAGCTTTTGACCGCTTTCCCACGCTTCCTTCTGGCTCCGAAGATAGAGTTGTTCCGGCTTAGAAAGATTCTTCCGGTCTGCTTTGGAAAGCGCCGTCTTGTTTTTCTTGCGCTGGGCGTTTCGCAGGTTAGATGCCAGGCCGCTAGGCAACGCAGAATCATTCTCTTCTCGGTTGAAGTTGTCCGTTCTGCTGGTCTGAATACGCTTTCCTTGTCGCCGAAGTTGTCCCATAGGAGAGGTATCCATCGTGTTTTCATGGGCTTTCTTTGCTGCGTCGCTTGCCATAATAGGCAGAGACTTCTTCCCACCAAGAGCAGTCTGGTACTGCCTGGAAGAGGGCGTGGTTGTTTTTTTGCTTTTGCTATTATTACGAGAGACCTGCTTAACACCAGCAACCTTCCCGTTGCTGGTTTTGGTGGCTTGAGAAGCCGTGTTTTTCCCTTTGCTTGCGCTAGACAGGATACTGGAACCACTTTGAAGCAAAGACGCCCCTGTTTCCTTGGGGTTCTTTTTCTTCTTGTTGGCTTTATACCGCATCCGGCTCAGTGCTTCGTTGTCCGCCATGGATAAGCCCCCTTCTTAGTGATACTGCATGTAAAGTGCTGCGTTGGGATTCAAAGCCAACCAGCCGCGGCGCATGTTGTTGACCTGGTCAGAGCTGAAGCCAAGTTTCAGATATCCAGAGAAGTCTCCGTACTTTGCCATGTCCTGTGCTTTCTGCAAGGTCATTTCCTGATTGTACTGGTGGGTGTCCTTGTTGAAGCCTGCAATGTCCACGTTCAAGTTGGCCTGGTCTTTTGCCACGTTCACCAGGCTCTCAGCGGCTTTCTGGTACTCCTGAAGCAGGGCGGCAGCACGCTCGTACTCATTGTTTGCAATGGCCTCCGCAATGCTGTTCTGATACTCCACGTACAGGCTGGAAAGCTGCTGCTGTACTTTGGTCAGGGCGTTGGCTTCGTTCGTGCGGAGGGTGCTCATGTTGCTCTGAAGCTGGTTGCCCATGGCAAGTGCCGCCTGGGAGCCGTTTCCTGCGTTCATGCCGGTGTAGGCCGCGCTCTCGTTGAAGTTCTGCTGCTGTTTCAGTGCCTCTGCCGCGATTTGGTTCGCCTGCGCCTGGTAGGTACCGGGAATCTCTTTCATCGCGTTTTCCAACTCCATGCGGCTTTTATCGTAGGAGGATTGCAGAGCGGCAAGTGCTTTGTCTTTCTGCGCTTCGTAGAGGTTGTTTACATACTCGACCTGCGGCTGGTAGGTGGGCAGACCGATCTTGTTTAGTGTGTCCTCTTCCTGCTTCAAGGGAAGATACTGGGAGCCGTCGTTGCCGCCGGAGTAGCCATAGGCGGAACGGATTTCTTCTGCCGCCGTGTGAACTCTGTCCATAGTGGTCTTGTCGCCCCGTGCTTTGGCAAGCTCGTACTGCTGCTGCAACGACTTAATGATGTCAGTATCAGAGGCAGAGACGTTTGCATCGTGATAGCTGCCGATGGAGTTATAGGAGCCGTAAGGGCCGGTGCTGATACGCAGAGACCAAAGGCCCGTTGCCGGGTTATAGGTTGCCCCAGCCGTGCCGGGGCGAACGACTTTATAGTTGCCACCAGCAGTTACTACGGTGTCCCCGATCTTCGTTCCGGCGGGGGCGTTCCCGTCTGCGCCGACATTCCAGGTCTTGCTTCCACCTGCGTTCCCGCTGTTGATTTTCGTAGACCACAAGCCACTTGCCGGGTTGTAAGTAGCCCCGGCGGTACCAGGAGCGACTACTCTGTAATCACCACCCGCCGTGTGGACGGTGTCACCAATTTGTGTACCAGAAGGGGCGTTTCCGTCCGCACCTGCGTTCCAGGTTCGGTTTCCTGTGGTGGTGTTTCCACCGGAAGGAATGGTAACAGAGTTACCGCCAGAGCTTCCGCCAGAAGAACCACCGGAACCCATGGAGCTCGCTGTGTTTTTGATGGAGCTTGCTTTGTCCGAAGCCGCTTTTGTTACTGCGTTAGCAACGGAACCGAGTGCGTTTTTAATGGAGTTTGTAGGAAGTGCCATACTCGTTCCCCTTTCTCTTTCCTGTGTTCAAGTAGGCCCCCGTCCGGCTTTGGGCGGGGGCCTTTGCGTTCATCTGTTTCGTTCCACGCGGTCGATTTTTTCTCGAACCTCCATGCTCCATGCGTCGATGTGTGCTTTCATCTCGTCCCACACCGTTCTTGTTCCTCGAACGTGTTCTGCGTCGTCGGTGTCCAGGATGATGTCAGCGATGCGGCACAGGTTCTTTGCGTGGGAAAGCTCCTGCTTTGCCATGGACAGGTAAAGGTCTTTCGCTTCCCCGTTCTTTGCGTAGATCGCTTCCTTGGCATACTTCTGCGCGTCCGAGACTTCGTCCAGAGCCGCGTCATACTTTGCCATGATTTTAGTTAAGTGTTCCAGATGTTCCATGTCTAAGCCTCCTTGATATAGCGGTACAGCTTGTCCAGGTCTTCCTCAGAACACTTGAAACCGGCGATGCTGACCGGCCACTTGCCCTGTGCGTGGTTCTTGACGGCGGTGTACGCTTTGTCCACGTCCACCTGCTCCCCGTCCACCAGGCAGAGCATAGCGCCCAAGGGGTGCTTGAGCATTGCCTCGCTCTTCCCTTCCAGGAACAGAGCGGCACCGGCACCGAATAAAATGCCTTGCCATTTAGGAAGGGTAGGAACCAGTTCCCGGTCTACGAACGCCGCTACACCGCGCTTTACTTTCTCAATAGATTCCATTTCAAAACCTCACAGAAAAGAGAAAGGGGGGCGGTTGCCCCCCAATAGTCGTTGTTACGCGCCAGCAGCTGCCGCCGCAGTGGGAGCAGTCCAGGAATTCTTTGCAGGCATCGGCTCAGGACAGACACTGGTAGCCGGGATCACCAGCTTGGTCAGGCCCTGGAGCTGGGCAACCTGCGCCTGCAAGCAGGAAATGGTTGCGCCGGTGGTGCCGTTCAGAACTGCCTGGTTCATGTTGATGGCGTACTGCTCGTCCTTGTTCTTGCCGATCAGGTCGCGCAACTCACGATCACGCCGGTCAAGAGTGGTGTAAACATCGACCATCTTCTGGTCGAAGTAGGCGTTTGCCTTGAGCAGGGAGATTTCGGCGTCCTTCGCTCCGATCTCCTGGGTCAGGTTCAGCTCATAGCGGTTGACAGCGGTGTTCTCGCTGCAAGTGCAGTTGCCGTTCCCGGCGGCAGCACGTGCCATGCCCCAGCCGCCATTCAGCAGAGTACCGACAGCACCGGCGATGCCGAATCCAAGGGCAGTGCCAGCCACACCTTTAGAAGCATATTCGCGTTCCATATTTTTTCTCCTTCGCAGTTTATTTAGCTCGCCCAAGTCCGCGCGTCAACCCAGGTCTGCCATTACTCACAGTATACACCATATACAGAAAGTATACAAGTCTTTACTGTGCGTATTTTTCCGACACTTTTCGTAGAGTGTTGGCCCCCGCAAAGTGCGGGGGCCGTTATGCTTACTGTGCGTCGGCAGTGCCACCGTATTCGGAGGGCACCAGTTCGGGCAGACCGGAGTCGATTAGGACTTCGGCGACGCCCTTCTTCAGAGCCTTCGGCACCTGATCAAAGGCGGTCTTGCCCAGGATCACGCGCTGTGCAAAAAACATAGCCATCATCACAAACTCTCCTTTCGTCAAAAATTTTATGACAAGGGACACAATGCCCCGAATCATCAGGTTTCACCGGCGGCGTAGACCACGCCCGCCATCTCTGCGATGCAGTCCTCGATAAAATCCGACCGTTCGGTCTGGGCCTGCACCTGCGCTCTCAGCAACTTGTTCTCCGCCTGCAAATCCTCAATTGTCACCGGCTTCTCCGGCTCCACCTCCGGGTGCTCTGCGTTGTAGGCGTCCAGCGCCTCCTGGTCTACCACCAGCGCCGTCACAGCGCTGTCAACGATAGTGAGAGTGCAGAATCCCTTAGTGTTGATGTAGTCCATCAGCAGGGTATCGGGGAGAGAGACGGAGTTGGGGGATGGGGTGGAGGTTGGGTTTCCGTGGTTGGGGCCTTGGGTGTTGATGTAGTACATGTTGGTACCTCCTTTCTTTAGCCGATACCAAGGAAGTAGTAGGTAGTACCGGCATAGTTCCATTGTGTATCCGCAGAATAAGTAGAAAACCAATATATTACTTTCGAGTCATTAGATTTTTTTGCGGATACATATTGCCGGTTGCCGAAACACTTGGTCCACTCGGAATCGTTCAGAGTGGCAACGGGAATCTTGGTTAGCACACCATTACTGTCTGTTTGGTTGACATAGGTTCCGCTAGTAAGGCGTAATACCAAAAACATAACCACCTTCGGCGGAAAATCAAACGTCAGGCTACACGGGTTACTCTCCCCATACGTCCCAGTACCCACATAACTAACCACCTGCACCCTCGCTTTATCCCCCAACTTCCCCAGGTATTCGATAGTGGTACCTGCTGGGATAGCGGCGTAGCCGGTGACGGGTTGAGCCGTAAAGGTAAACACGTTGCTTCCATCGGAGCCTGGCGATTTTGCGACACTTACGCTACTATCCACCTTAAAAAATCCGGTAGAACCTTTTAATCCACCGGCGCTAGAATGAACCGGAATATAAACGTATTTCCCAGCGATACTTGATTTCACAGTATCTGGTTTTGAGCTGTTGTACACACCCGCAGTTATAGGGGATGTGATGGATAACGTACCATCATCGGTAACGCCTAATGAACTGCCAGTCAAAAGTTGTGGGCTGCCTCCTCCAACAATTGTTACGGTCTGGGCATCCCCCAACGTATACCCCGCCTCTTTCGCATCATCGCCCTCTTGATACGCATTGGGGTTTGTTGATACAGGGTAGGTGGTGGTTGTTCCGGCGGGGGTTAGTGGGTGGCCGGTAACGTCCTGGCATTTTGAAAGCCTAATGTATAGGTAGTTAGATTCCGTGGTCATAGAAATGTTGGCATCTGCTGGAACATAGAAGATTTTGCCAGCCAAACTACTGTAAGAGTTGTAATCAGGATGCTGATAGGACCGAATCAGGATAAACTTTCCGGCAATTACCGACGAAATATAGGTGAAGTTCGAGTTAGCGGTTACTTCGCCGTAATCATTGTCTGGATTGAGTGAGATTCCGCCATTATCATCGACAGCTAGACTGTCGCTGTATCCCATGTAAAAACCAATATAGCCTTCCCCGGAGCCTGTCGCAGAGATATCTTTTTTTGTTTTAACATCCCCCAATTTATACCCCGCCGGAATCTCCTGCGCTGTCGTAACGGTTTTACGCCAAACATGCAACTCCCCCGTATTCCCCAACGCCCGAAACATGCCGTCGGGGGTGGTGGAGGGGGGGAGGCCGATGATGGGAGGGGTGGTGGGTTTGAGGATGTCTCCTACTTTGCTGTTGAGCAGGCTCAGAGGAACAGGATGGTTGTCCGCTGTGGGCGACAGGATGGAGAGAGGACCGGTCATGGTGCCGCCTGCGAGAGCAAGGTAGTTTTTCAGCAGTTCTGCATGGGCGTCGGTGGCGGTGTTGTGGGCGCTGACTGCTGTGGTGGCGGTGCCCTTGGGGTCTGCGCCGGTTTGTTCGGCGGTGACTTTGTGGGGGTTGCTTTGGTCGGCAATATGGCCTGGGACTTTGGAAAGGGCGGCGTTGAAGGCGGTCTCTGTGCCGGTGTAGCCTGCTTCTACGGCAGCGGTAAAGGCACTTTTTCCGTTTTGGCCGCTCACACCTGCCGGGCCTTGGGGTCCTTCCGGGCCGGTCTCGCCTTGGGGGCCTTGCACACCTTGGATGCCTTGGGGGCCTTGTTTGCCCTGTTTGCCCTCCGGGCCGGCCTCACCCTGCACACCCTGGGGGCCTTGGGGGCCTTGGGGGCCGGTCGGGCCTTGGAGCTTGCCGACGGAAGTCCAGTCGCCCTGTGTTTCAGACCAGATGTAGCACTCCTCGTCGGCTTTGACCATGTACATCTTGTCATTGCCGTTGGGAATGGCGTTTTTCAGCGCGGCAAGGGTGCTGTAAATGTCCTCGATGTAGAGGCTGGTGCCGTCCTTACCGGGGGCACCGGCAGGACCTTGGGCACCGGTGGGGCCTTGTGTCCCCGCTTTCCCCTGCGGACCCTGGGGGCCGGTAGGGCCTTGCTCACCCTGTTCTCCCTGCACACCCTGTACGCCGGGGATACCCTGGATACCCTGCGGACCTCTGGCACCCTGTGCGCCCTGTTCGCCCTGGACACCCTGCGGACCCTGTGGGCCACGGACAGACACGGCCTGGGGCGCAATGGCACTGTCCTGGATGGTGAAGGACATGACACCGTTTGTGTCGATGCTTGGGACGATGCTTGGGCCGGTGGCTCCTCGGTCTCCCTTGTCGCCCTTCACGCCCTGGATACCCTGTTCTCCCTGGGGGCCGGTGTCACCCTTCACGCCGTGGACGATGGTCTTGGTGCCGTCATCGGAGACTTCGCAGTTGTCAAACTGCATCCGTCCGCGCTGGGGCAGGGTCTCCCCGGCAGGGTCCATAATGATGTGACCGGCAGAACCGGATGCCTGCCAAGTCACGCCGTCCTGGCTGGTTTCCAGTACTCGATCTGCGTTCAGGCGGATGTACTTGAAACCTGCTCCTTCCGGGAGCTGTACGCTCGTCTCCACGCCCAGCGTTTCCAGAGCGGGAAGCAGGGTGACGTTGATATACTCCTGGATGGTCAAAGGCCCTTCGTCGAACTTCTTCTTCAGTTCGGCAGCAGACAGACCGCCTACGTCGTTGGGTTCGTCGTCCAACTTCTGGACGATGTTTAAGTCTTCGTTCAGCTTTTTTAAGCTCATAGGTATCACCTCGCATAGCCCGTGAATCGTACCCGCATGTCAGCGGACAGGATGGTCACGGTGGTGTTAATGGATTCCGTTCGGAAAATCAGCTTGTAAAACACGAACTTCTTCGCCTTGATCTTCAGGCGCTTCATGTGCGGCTTTCGGTTCGGGTTGAAGCTCCACTTCCGAAAATCCGCCCCGGAAAACGAGATCAGGGACGAGACCACGACCTTGTTTGTATAGGCCGATTTTCGGTCTGTCTGAACGGTTACATAGACTTCACCGTGGGTCTCCGGCTTGATGCCTACCCACAGCATGGCGCTGTACTTTCGCATGAAGTCCTGAGAAAAACTCTCTGCGCCGCTTTCCCAATAGCTTTCGATTTTCTCCCCGTTGTCTGTCCGGTTGGTGTAAGCGATGAGATTCAAGCGTCCCTTGCTGTCTCCACTATATAGCTTCCCACGGAAGTTTACGAAGCACGTCACGTCAAAGGCTGTGTAGCAGTACCAGGCATCTGCGGCGTAGTTGTGTACCAGCGCCCTGTTGTCTGTATTGATGATGTAATACTCTTGGTTGTCGTTGTCGTCCCAACAGCGGCAGTGTTCCAGGTCAAAGCCTGCCAACGTCCCCATGATGCGGTCAGAGATACGCCGTGCCTGCCGCTCGTCAATGGTCATGTTGGCAGAGTAGGAAGAGCTGTTCTTCCACTCATACAAGTCGTGCCCGAAGAGCGTTCTCGGAGAGTTCAGCACCAGTTGTGCTTGCCCCGGTGCCACATTTCCAATGGCTCGGTTCACGGGCGTTGCGTAGAACGTCGCCGCCGTGGTGTTGTCCACCATCGTGGTCACGCCGTACTGCACGGAGTAGGTAGACGTAGACTTGTAGACGATCAGCCGGGAGTAGTGCCGAATGAGTGCCGTGATGGGAGTGTTGGCGTCCCCCACTTTCAGGACGTTCATGTCCGGGAAGTAGTCTGCCCTCGGTTTTCCATCGTTGTCCAGGCCGGAGTAATATGCCTCGTTCGTGCCGTCTCCATAGAGAAAGACACGGTTGTCGTTGGCTCCGTTGAAGGTCTCTGCATACTTCATGGCAAGCGCCTTGTCCCGGAAGTTCTTCTTCACTTCCCACGCGATTTCAATGGTGTTTATCCCCTTCTCCGGGGCTGTGCTGAAGGTCACAGTCCCCTTTTCCAGGTCAACGGTGTACTTGCTCTTCTCGATCTCAGGCTCGTTCTCTGCCGCCTTGTTCTTTACCCAGTCTACGGACTTCAAGTCCTTCTCCGGCAGGGTGAAGGTAGTGGCAGTGCCGTCCGGGGAGAACCAGCAGCGGCGCTTCCCGTTGAGCTTGTTCACCTGCTCATAAGTGGTGCCGCCGCCGCTTGGAACGACGGTAATGGTCACGATAGGCCGGTACCCGTCCACGTCCTGAAGTGTTTTTCCGTCCCACTCTTTGTACTGGCCCTTTGCCATGATATAGAGCTTTTCAGAGTAGCCGAAGAAAAACACCGGTTCCGTGGTGTCCAGATCACCAATGGCTTCCCGCTTCCATGCCCCGTCATGGAGCTTCCAGAGCTTTCCGTCGGCAGCGCCGACCAGGTACTCTTTTCCCTTCACGTTGCCAGCCCATAGACCAGCGACTTTCTGGTTCACGGAAGAGGATACCGCACGGCAACGCTTCATCTTCCAGGTGTACTCATCCCGTTCTGCGTCATAGGTGCAGGAAACAAGCTGATAGGTGAAGTTCTCGTCATAGCGCCAATAGTATCCTGCGTACTGTTCCGCGTTCTCGTAGCTTACAGAGACCTCGTCCCCGGAGACTTCCAGAAAACCGTCTGTCGTCACAGTGCAGGTTGGGTGCATCCGAAGCTTGCCGGAGACATGTTCATCAACGCGAACTTTTTGCGCGTTGTCCTCCACCTGCAAGGTATAGGCTTGCAGTAAGCCCTTCACCATCTGCTGTCCCGGTCTTCTCTGCAAGTTCCGGTCACGGGTGACTTTGAAGTTCCGAATGACCGATGCTTCCCCCATTTTCAGTTTGGTGTCGCCGTCTGGGTTTTCGTTCAAGCCAAGAAATTCCTGGATACGAAAGACCTTCTCGTCGGCTCCGGTCGTAATTCTCGCCATGAAACATCAACTCCAACGGGAAAAGTAGTTGTATTCGGTGCTTACGCCGTATACGTCGGTAATGCTTTCCGAAGAGCGTGGGAAACCGGCAGCCAGCTTATCCCGAAGCTCTTCATACCTTTGCTGGAAGAACGCCGCTGCCGAAGGGTTCTCATCCAGCAAGAGTTGTGCCGCCAACCCGTAGGGAAGGACGGTCTGACAAATGTAGTCGTCCAGTTGAATGAAATCCGTGAAGTTCTGAATTACATCCACAATGGGGCGTTTTCCTTCCTCTACCTGCTCATAGGTGTCTGAGTAAGGAAACAGCTCCCCACGCAGGGCATTCAGAATCAGCAGTGTTCTCACCTTGTATTCTCTGGTATCAGAGGTGTCCGTCTCACCGCTGGATTCGTTCACCTCGTCGATAAGGCCCATGGCAATGTCAAAGACACGCTGGGCGGTGGTGCTGGGCGCAGGCATCGTGTTCCCTCCTTTGGAAAAAGGGGAGGCGCTGGGCCTCCCCCTTGTTTCGTTTTATCAAGCGGTTGCGGTAGAGGACACATAGATGCCCTTGCACTTGGTGTCCAGCACAAAGCTGTCGTAGATATAGCGGCCTTCGACCACATCACCATCCACGCCCATGGGGTTCTTGTGAACGCGGTAGTTCTTCAGCTTCATCACGTCCACGGTCGCGCCCTTGTACTTCAGAATGAAGTTGGTAGCGGCAGGGAAGATGGAGGAAGGAACGGTCACCACGTCCACGCCGTCGATGGTGCCACGGTAGCCGCGCCGGATGTTCTCAGCAGTCAGAGTGTCAGAGCCGCCCATGACCACGTCAGCCAGCTTGAACTTGAGGAAGGTCAGTTCAGGGATGAACAGGACGCGGCCCGTGGTGGGGACTTTCTCATCGGACATGGTGGCGTTGGCAGTGAAGATCTTCTCCACGATGTTGGCCTTGGTCAGCACACCGTCCTTAGAGGTCAGAACAGCCTTGCCGGTGGTCAGGCCGTTGCCAGCGATCCACTTCTCGAAGCGGTACTTGTCGATTTCAGGGGTGATGACCTCGTCGATCTCACGCTTGAGGCACTTGTTTGCCTGCTTGATGTTGAACTGCTCGGAGGCGTTACCGGCGTCGATGGAGAAGGTAAATGCCTTGTCCACCGCCAGGGTCATCTCCTGGGTGGTGTCGCCCAGCTCGGTCAGAGCGCCGAAACGGGCGGTGCCGGTGCGGGTGTAGTTGGTGGTCGGCACGGTATCCACGGAGTAGATTTTGATCGTCTTGACGCCCGTGAATTCGTAGTCGTGTCCGCAGTAACGGTCGGTCTTGGAGCCGATGGTGAAGCGCTCCTGAACTTTCTGGGAATACTTCTCAGCAAGATTGATAGCCATAGGGGTTCCTTATCCTTTCCGGCCCCTATGAAACGGGGCCTGTCAGTCGTCCCCGGAATACCAGTCGTCGTCAATGGGGTCAGCCTTTTTCTGGGCGTTCCCAGCAGACTTCTGGCTGCCGGTGGAACGTTGTTTGTTGTCCAGATTCTTCTTGGCAGTCTCCAACTCGCTTTTCAGCTGCTCGTTTTCTGCTGCCAAGTTTTTGGCTGTGAATCGTGCGTAGGAAGAAACCAAACTTTCCCCTTCTCGAAGCATCGTCTCCCAAACCTCCTTGGGAATATCGCTCATTTTCACATCGGGGAACGCACGCTGAAACGCGGCGTTGTCCGCGTCAATGCGCTGTCTCTCTTCCAGTTGCGCCTGCTGTTCTCTCTGCGCGTTCTGTCTCTGTGCGTCAAATGCCTGCCGCTCTCTGTCCAGTTTCACGCGCTGAAGGGCAACGCTCTTGTCGATGCCCTCTCTGCCTGCCAGCAGTTCCGCTCTTGTGGCGTCCATCAGGTCTTCAATGCTCATGTTGCTGGGCGCTGCCAGCTCCGACAGAAAACCTTCCAGTTCTGCCACGCGCTCTTTTGCCGTGTCGCGTTCGCCGCGCACATGGTCATAGTCCAAGCCCTTCTGTGCCAGGACGGTCGCCTCTTCACGATTCACCTTCGTGATCTCGCCGAATCGCTTGAGTTCCATGAAGGGCTGGTCTTCCCCTTCCTTCGTCTCTTCGCTCTTCTGCTCGTCCGAAGTGCCTTGCTCCCCTTCCTGCGGTTCCTCTTCCTTCGGCTGGTCTGCTTCCGGTTCGGGTTCCTCGGCGGGAGGTTCCTGCGTTCCTTCGCCCGTTTCGTCTGCCTGCACGTCGCTCAGATCGATATCATCAAAGAAAGCGTCGTCGTCATAGTTTGACGTAGTACCCTCGCTCAAAGCGGCGGTATCCACGGTCTCAGGGGCGTTGTTCATTGCAGTTTCGCTCATAGTTTTATCTCCTTCTTGGCTATGGTCGGCCAAATATAAGTTGTTTCTTACAGGTATCTAAACCCGGTTCAGCCGGGGTTAGAGCAGGTTTAAGCGGCCAAGGATGGTCACGACCTCGTCTCTTTTGATGGGTCGTTCCGGCCCTTCGCCGTTGATGATGCCTTTTTCCGTCGCCTTGGCCCAGTGACCGTCTGTTCGGCTCCACACGGGTTCCAGCATGGTGTCAGCGTAGTTCATGGCCTCAGTTAGGATGCCGTAGCACATCTCAGGTGTCAGCTGCTTCAGGAGCTTTTCAATGTCCATTTCCTCTTCCTCCTTCCCTGTCAGAATCTCGTTGACTGCGTTTGCGATCTTCGGGTGTAGGTTATACAGGAAATCGCCGGGGCAAGCCTTGTTCGCCGTCCATCGGTGGACGACCATGTTCTGTTTGTCCCACTGCCCCATCAAGGACTTATCGCCCTTCCAAAGCAGTTTTGGAATCCCGTTGCGCTGGCAAATGTCAGCCAGCAGTTTCACAAGGGCTTCGATTGCCGCCGTGTTCACCAGGTAGGGAGCCACATTGTCACTTGCAACTTCGATGGTCACAAGCTGGTGGTCGATCTTGTTCGACGTACACCAGGCGCGGTTCTCTTCGCCGCACACCTGAGCAATCGAGCCGTCGCCGCCAACGACGTAGTGACAGGAAGCGCCGTTCTTAGGGTCGCGCTTGATAAAGCGGCTCATATCCGCAAAGCGTTCTGCCGGGAGGTCTTTGCCGCCTGCGGTGCAGTGAATGGCTACACCTTTGATAGTGCCTTGTCTCGGCTTTGTCACGTTGGGCGAAAGCCGAACATAGGTGGGAAGTCTGGAATTACTCATTCTGCTTTACCTCCGGTAGACCTGCGATTGAGGTCAGAATAGACACGATACCGGCTAGGACAGCGGCAGAAGCCACCATCGGCCAGGAAACGTCACTCAGCACAACACCGGCACCGATACAGCCGATTGCCGTCTGTGCAATGGTCTTCACGGCACGAACCGCCGCTGCACAAGCCCACGCTTTCCAATTTCTCATTTCCTCACCTCCTAACCGGTTACAATGGGCAACCGTTCCACCTCATCCATGATGGTGTCCAGGTGTCCGTTGCCACCGAGTGCCTTGTAGGTTCTATGCATCTCCTGGATGTTCTCTTTGTCTTCCAGAGTGATGCCGCCAGCTTCGACATACCGTCTACCGAGGGAGCGCACCCGGTCGATCATCAAAACTTTCTGCGCTGCTGCCAGCGCATCCAGCTTGTCGTCTTCTTTGTCTTTCTTCATCCAGTGCCGATTCAGAAGGGCTACCACAATGGCAGAAAACCCGCTCGAACCCAGCACGATGCCGATGATCTTGAAAATGGGTTCCA